CCAACAAGCGCTGATGCGAATGATGACTTTGGATTTACAACAACAATAACAACGTTTAATGACGCAAAAAATTACAATCCTTCAACGGATATAGATGAATAAATAGTATAAATAATAAGAGAGAACAACTATGGCAATTAGTAAAATCAATTCAAAATCATTAGAAGACGGTAATATAGCTAACGCAGATTTAGCAAATAGTTCTATAACAATCAATGGAAGTGCCGTTTCATTAGGTGGGTCGGTCACAGTTGGTGAAACAAAACCAACAATTAGTTCTATATCGCCAGATACAATCACAAATGACGCAACAGATATTACAATTACAGGAGCAAATTTTACTTCAATTCCTACAGTTACATTTTTAAATCCATCAACAGGTATTTACTATTCAGCAAATTCTGTTACGTTTAGTAACTCTACATCTTTAACTGTAAACGCTACTTTGTCAGTAGATGCAAACTATAAAATTAGAATTGAAAATGGGGATGGTAACGCCGTATTATCGTCAACTGCTTTACTAACAGTATCAGATGCGCCAACTTGGACAACATCAGCAGGTTCACTTGGAACAATTCAAGGTGATTTTTCAGGAACCGTTGCTACAGTAGCAGCAACTTCAGATAGTGCTATCACATATTCAGAAACAACAAATGTATTAACAAATGCTTCACAAGCAAATTGTTCACTAAATAGTTCTACAGGTGCAATAACAACAACAGATTTTGGTGGTAGTTCAACAACGGCTACTACATACACGTTTACATTAAGAGCAACAGATGCTGAAGGTCAAACAGTAGATAGAGAATTTACTTTGACATCATCATATGGAGCATCAGGAGGCGCACAGTTTAACTAATGGCAACACAATTAAGCAGAACATTTGGCTCACAAGGAACTCAAACAAAATTTACAATTTCTACTTGGGTTAAAAGAAATAAATTAGGTTCATCACAAGCAATTTTTGGTTCTGGTGGAAGTGGTAATTATGCTACTAGTATGTATTTTACAACTAGTGATAACCTTCGTTTTTGGAATTATTTTAATGGTTCTTATGCAGGTCAAAAATACTCAAATGCAGTTTTTAGAGATACTTCAGCTTGGTATCATATAGTTTTTAGAGTTGATACTACATCAGCTACAGCATCTGAAAGAATGAGAATTTATGTAAATGGAGAAGAAATTTCATATTCAACAAGTTCCGATCCTGGTCAAAATCAAACTATGGAAATTGGTCATACAGGAGCTCATTATATAGGTGGTTATGGAACTGGTGCACAAGCTGAAATGTGTATGTCGCATTTTCATTATTGTGATGGTCAAAGTTATGCTCCGACAGAATTTGGAGAATATGATACTAATGGTGTTTGGAAAATTAAAAATGAACCAAGTGTATCTTATGGAGTAAGTGGTCATTTCTTATTTAATAATGATGCTTCAGTTACTGACCAATCTGGTCTTGGTAATAACTGGAGTACTAGTGGTACATTAACTCAAACTGAAGATAATCCTTCAAATGTTTTTGCTACATTGAATCCTTTAGACAAGGCAATAAATGGAACTTTACCTACTTTTGCTTATGGTAATACTCAATGGACAGCATCTGGAAATTCTACATCAAATAACGCAGTAAGAGGGACATTAGGTAATTCAAATGGTAAATATTATTTTGAAGCAAAACTTTTAGAAGCAACTAATACAATGATTGGTGTTCATTTAACTAGTGTAAGTCCTTTTTATGATGGTGATGGTTATATGGGAAGTAATAGTGGTTTTTATGGTATATATATAAATGATACTGATAATATAAGTGCTAGAGTTGCAGGTTCAAGTGGAGTAAGTGGTTTAGGTTCGGTAACCAATAATGATATTATTGGTTGTGCTTTTGATTTTGATAATAATAAATTTTATTTTTCTAAAAATGGAACTTGGTTAAATAGTGGCGACCCAACATCTGGTGCTACTGGTACTGGTTCTTTTGGAACTTTAGCTAGTGGACTTTATGTTCCTGGAATAACTAATGTATCTTGGACTGTTGCTTCAAGCACAGCATTTAACTTCGGCAATGGCTACTTCGGAACAACAGCAGTAGCTAGTGCAGGAACTAACGCATCTGGAATAGGAATATTTGAATATGATGTACCAACAGGCTATACTGCTTTATCAACCAAAGGATTAAATTTATAATGGCTTATACTACAATTAAAAAACCTTCTGATTATTTTAACACTAAACTTTATACAGGTAATGGTAGTAATGGTAATGCTATTACAGGAGTTGGATTTCAACCAGATTGGGTTTGGATTAAAGACAGAGATGGTACAGAACAACATGCATTATTTGATGTTGTTAGAGGTGTATATAATGAATTAAATACAAATGCTACCCAAGAAGATCAAGAAAAAACAGATACATTAATATCATTTGATAGTGATGGTTATTCATTAAATGATAGAGCTTTAGTAAATGGTTCAGGTGTATCATATGCATCATGGAACTGGTTAGCTTCAAATACAACAGCTAGTAATACTGATGGAAGCATAACCTCAACTGTTAGTGCTAATACAACAAGTGGATTTAGTATTGTGTCTTATACAGGTACAGGTGCTAATGCTACAGTTGGTCATTCTCTTGGTTCTGTTGCTAAAATGATAATAGTTAAAAGGAGAGATACTACTGGAAGATGGCAAGTGTATCATAATGGTTTAGGTGCAACAAAATATTTATTTTTAGATGGTACTGAAACAGAGCAAACAAATTCAAATAGATGGAATGATACTACCCCAACTTCATCAGTTTTTAGTTTAGGAAGTTCTGCAGAAGTAAATGCAAGTGGTGGAACTTACATCGCCTACTGCTTCGCAGATGTTAAAGGCTTCAGCAAGTTTGGAAGTTACACAGGTAATGGAAATTCAGATGGAACATTTGTTTATACTGGGTTTAAACCTGCTTTCTTTTTGGTAAAAGCAATAGATAGTGTTCAAGATTGGTTTATTTACGATATTAAAAGAGATTCTTACAATGTAATGCAAAGAAGATTAAGACCTGCTCAAACAGAAGCAGAAAATACTAATGTTGCTTACTACATGGATTTTTTATCAAATGGTTTTAAGTTTAAAGCAACAAATGCAGGATTTAATGGAAGTGGAGTTAATTACATCTACATGGCATTTGCCGAAGAACCTTTAGTGGGAGATAACCCAGCAACAGCTCGTTAAGTAAAAACTTCATAAATATTATATTATGACAAAGTTGGAAGATAAAGTAAATGAGATTCTAGGTATAGATAAACCTGAACCTAAAAAAGAAATAGTCAAACAAGACTTTAAACCCGCAGTTCCACGTAGAGAAGATAACGATAAAGCTGATGTAGATAACGACTACAAATACAGCAGAGAAAACTACTACAATTTAATTGAACGAGGCCAAGAAGCGATTGAAGGTATACTTGATATTGCTAGAGAGGGACAACACCCAAGAGCATACGAAGTCGCTGGTCAATTGATAGGACAAGTTGCGGGTACAGTAGATAAGTTACAAGACTTACAAAAGAAACTAAAAGACTTAAAAGAATTGCCTAAAACAGCAAATCAAAATATAAAGAATGCTTTATTTGTAGGCTCTACGGCAGAGTTACAAAAGATGTTGAAGAAAGATGAAAATACTAAAGTCAAAGACATCACACCCGAAAAAGACGACACTAAAGAT